CCGGCTTGCAGCCGTCCTTGAGGTGGATGCCGTAGTAGAACTGGTAGATAAACAGGTTGTCAATCTTCGATCCGCAGTTGTGATTGGTTGACCCGTCCACGCCCAGCCGAACCGCCGCGCCGGCCGACACTTGCGGTGCATCAGCCATGATCGAAAAATTCGACATCGTGACCGGCGCGGCAAGGTCCACGTCGATCGCCACGATATCGCCGTGCGCGGTGATGACTGATCGCACGCCACCACCCCCACCACCTTCGAGTGTTAAGCCCTTCTCGATGACTGTTCGCTCGTAAACGTCAACGTTGCTGATGAGCAAAATATCGCCGTGATCGGCAATGCGCTCTGTCTCGCGGAAACCGGCGTTCTGGATGGTCCATGCGCCGGTATGGGAGTTCGCAGCGGTGAATTTGATAGTGCCGCTTGCCGCTCCGCTGCTGCATGTACCAGCGCCACCGCTGACTGATAGAGGAGCGGCTTCAGCGGTACCGGTGCCGCCTGAGATGTAAACGTAGAGCTTCGTGTCGGTCGCATCCAGGCCAGACGGGCACGGAGCGAGCGTAACGGTCGTGAGGCCGGGCGAGATTGAACCGCCTGGCGTCTGAATCCAAAAGTAGTCTGATATGCGGTAGCGCGTGGACGCGCCGGAACAGTCGCGCCAGCCCCATTGACCCGCGCCGTCGGTCGAAAGGCATTGGCTGGCGGTGCCGTCGGAGGTGGGCGCAATGGCGGTAACGTCGGCAGCCATGGCACCGGCGCGGAGTTTGAACCAATTCGTGCCGTTGGCGCGCGGCTCCTGGAGCCACACAGCGCCCGCAGTGGTGCCCCCCTGGCTAACTTTAAACGGTGTTGTGGCCTGTCCAAAAACAGACAACGCGGATAGGATGAGGATGAGTTGTCGCATTTATTCCTGGTTATTGACGGACAAACCGCAGAACCACCACAACCCGTCGCCAGCTCGTCCGACAAACGGGAATACGAAAGTAATGCCTGGGGCTTGTGGGATGAGGGTGTTGGGCAGTGTGGCGAACCACTCCGCGTGAAAACTGACCGTGTAAGGCGAAGCGCCGGTCTTGCCGAACACGTAAAGCGTAGCGCCGGGGGTGGCTGCTACGTCGGGCGTAATTGTAGTATTCGCCGTCAGCGTGCCAATCTCATGGATGTACGCGCCCGCGCCGCTGGAGCGCGTCACCGCCGCCACGCTACCAGACACGCCGCCGCCAGCGGTGGAGGCGCGTAGTATATCGGTGTAGGTGCGGAGGCGTGGCCCTTTGATGGCTTCGATGCGCCCGCGCCACTGATAAGTAGCGGTGTCAGGCACGCCTTCCATGTGAGTGAGGCTGACCGAGCGGACAAGAAAATTGCCAGTTGTGCCGTAGCCCGAGCGGGTAAACGACAGCACGTCGCCGGGGCGGATTGTCAGTATGTCCGGTTCTTTTAAATCGTTAGTCTCAGCGGTAAGAACGTATGTCAGTTCTGCATGCGCGTCTAGGTAGGCTTGCGCGGCCGTGGTCGCGTCGGAACGAGTAAGCTGTCCTTCGATCTCGATGAGCTTGTGGTAAATGCCTGAGTTGCCTTCTGCCGTTGCCCGCGCGCTAATCTCTCCAGCGTCTGACACGCCCACATAGATCAGGTCGATACCCACGTAGGTGACTTCGAGCGCAACGGCCAGCACGAGCGCGGCGTCCGCGTCCTCTTGCCTAATCTCCGCCGATCCGGCCTGCCAATACCAATCCTTGCCGGTATCGACGCCGATGATGCCGACGGTCCCCTCAACGCCCGCGACGCGGACGGTTGGCGTTTGGGCGATAGGGTAGTCAACGCTGAATGACTTCGTGGTGCCGTCGCCCGCAAAGGCTTGCACGTCGGGGTCGCGCAACGCCTGCCCTACTCGGGCGGTGACGGTGTTGCAGTAGTCTTCGCGCGTCGCGCGGACGCTCAGACTGGAAACGTTAGTCCCGTCCGTAATGGCAAACGGCGCATCGGGTGAGGCCGACGGGGTAAAGAAGTGGAGCCGGTTTAACTCGTCCACATACCAGCGCATCCCGGCCATTTCGGCCAGGGAATCGAAAGCTTCTTTGACCGTCGAATAGTCCACCGCGAACCGGTCAATCGTTGGCCCGGTTTCGACCAGCGAAACATCTGTTAAATCGCCAGACAGGGAGTTAGTGACGATATCGGAGACGATGTACAGCACTGTCTTTCCGGTCCACTCGTATTGGCCCGCCAGCCGCCGCGTGGTGGCGTGGTTGAGGTCGGTGGCAGTGAGGCGGCATTCGTTCGCCGCCGTGTGGTCCCGGCGCGTGGTCGAGACTTCTTGCGCCGTGCCGAAAAACTGGACGTCTGACGCCTGGTCTTGGATTTCAACGATATTCCCGACGGCGGGCACCACTGAACCCGTCGCGTCGGTGGTCACTACTTCACACGTCGCAGGTTCCCCTAGTGTTCTGGTAAGCGAAATAGACGCGGTAGCCGTTACGCTGTTGCGCAGCGTGGAGGCGATTAAAACAGAGATGCCCACCTAGATACCCCGAGCCTTCAGGAACCGCGCCAAGCGGTCTGCAAAGTCGCCCATCTGGGCATCGCTCATGAGGTAGGCGCCGGCCATGGATACGTTGACCGTTCCGCCGCCGCCACCAAATCCGCCAGCGGTTTCCATGCGGATCAGAGATTCCCAAACGGATTTCATGTATGGCCAAAATTCGTTGGCCTTGTTGAGAGTGTTGAGAAGGTGGATTTGAGAAAAGCGGACTTCGTGCTCGATGAGGTCGAGCGTTTTGTTCATCGCCATGAACTGGAAGTTTCCGATCACGCCGGAAATAGCCGAAACGACAGAGCCAGCGGCTCCAATGATGCCAGCGAGGCCGGAAGACGCGGCCGATGCTGCGCCGCCGATACCGCCACCTAGCCCCGGCAGATTTCCAAGCCCGCCGTTTTCCAGCCCAACGGCGGTCACGCCAGGAACAGCCGATTTAATCACGCCCGTGCCGCCGCCGAAAACGGTTCCAAAGAGCCCGCCAACATCGAGGAGTTTTTTCGACAGCTTCGACAGCGCGCCTTCGATGAGCTCGCGCGTGATGGCCTGCCCGGCCTGCTTGGCAACCTTTTGGAGCATGTCGCCGAACTTGCCGCCATCGAAGATGATCCCGGCGATTCCGCGGGAGAGGTCGGTCACGACGGTGGAAACTTGCTGCATGGCCTTGGTTTGAGCCTTGCCGCTGGTGGTAGCCGCGCGCCCGGTTTCTTCCATGGCTTTTTTCAGGTTTTGCTGCGCCGTGATGACGTCGTTGCCGGTGGCTTTGCCTTCGGCATTGAGCTGCTTGATTCGCGCAAGGTCCGCTTCCGCCTGCGTTACGCGCTGCGCCTGGTTGCGCGACGATGCGGAGCCGAGAATATCGTCCGTCTCGAAGACGGAGCCGCGGCGTAGGTTACCCTGGTTGACGATTTCAACGCGCGGCGCCGGCATGTTTTCCAGCTCGCGCCGGATGTCCCGCAATCGCGCTGCGTATTCCTGCGCGCCAAGAGTTGCGGCGTCGAGAATAGCCGGGTGCGTGTCGATGGTTTTCCCAAGTACCGTGCCCGCCATTTGGTACTCGAACATCACGTCCTTGACCTTGCTCATCGCGGCCTTAACGCGCTCTAGTGATTCGACGTAGACCAGTTGCCCGACGCTGGCCACTTTGATGATGTTCGACGCCTTTTCAACGGCTGCGCCTAGTGCCTTCACCGGTGGCTCGGCTTTTTTCGTTTCGCCAGTGAATAGCCCAAGTTCAGTAGACAGCGCCTTTAGATCAATGCCAAACCGCTTCGCCGCGCTGGCCGGCTGGTCGAATAGCCCACCGCTGGAGATACTCGCGCCGTTGCCCAGGGCCTTGCCGTCGTCCTTGAATCCGTTAATGAGATCCTGTTGCCCGGTCTTCAGGCGGTCTTGAAACTCTTTCAGCGCCTTGTATTTTTCGTTGAGCTTGTCGATGCTCGAAAGCGTCTGCGCCACGGCCGCCACCAGCGTGACGGCGAATAGCCCCACCATAGCCGCGCCAGCTGCGCCCGCGACGGTCTGCATGGACGTGATGCCAGCGGACACCTTGCCGATAACGGAAATCACCGGACCCGCCGCAATAGCAACGCCGCCCAACGTCAACGCGAGATTCTGCGCTTCCGGCGACAGGCGGGTGAATGCGTCCACGCCGTCGGCCGCCGCGGTTACCATGGCTTCGATTTTCGGGATCACCGCCGTAACGGTCGGCAGGAGCTTCTGCCCAACGCGCTCGGCTGCCTGCGTCACCGCATCGCCCAGGTTTTCAAAGCTGTTTTTCGTTCCACCGGTGACTTGCTTCAGCTTTTCGAGTTGCGCGACGACTTTGGTTACAAACTCTTCGGCGCCAATGCCCGCCTTTTGCAGCACTTCCGTGTCAGCGGTGCCAAAGGCATCCTTCATCGCTACGCGGATCTGCGGAACGCGCTCGGCAAGCTGGTTGATTTCTTCGGCGCTGATCTTGCCTTTCGAGGCGATCTGCGACAGCGCCAGCGTCACGCCGTCGAGTTCAGCTTTCCCTTTGCCAACGGTGGCGAGCGCATTCCCAAATGCCTTCAGCGAGCGTTCCGCGAGTTGCGCGGAGAATCCGGCTGCCTGCAGTGACGTGCTGCCCTGAATAGCCTCTTTCAGCCCGAGGCCAGGAAGTTTCGCCACTTCCTTGAGGCGTGCAAGTTGGGTTTCGAGCGAGCCGGATTCCTTAGTGACGGCGCCCAGCCCAGCTTTCAAAGCTTCTATGTCAGCCGCAGTCTTGACAACGGCTACTCCCAGCGCCACAGCCGGCGCGGTGATCCCCAGCGTCATCGACGCGCCAACGGAAGACAGCTTCGCCCCGAGGCTTTCAACGCTACGCGAGGCGGCGTTGACTTTCCCCGTGGTCGATACCGTTGCCGCCTCAACCTGCGACATCGCAGACTTAAAGCTGGTGGGGTCGCCGGTGATACGGTATGTGATTTCGTTGGCCATTATTTGATTCGGTTGATGGTGCCCACGGCTTTCGCGTAGGCGGAGGTGAGGAGGCGGGCGACGGTGGAACGGGTGGAAAAGATGGCCGAGCGGAAGAACCGGCCTGGCTTGATACGGCGGTCTAGGGTGCCTTTTTCAAAAAGCGTTGCCAGGGACATTGATAGGCCGTTGCCCATTTCGTAGCCCATCCATCGGTAGTGGATCTTACTGCCGTCTTTTTTACGCCTGTTTGATTTTGGAGACCAATTGATGTAGAGGTTTGGGTCTTTCGCGTGCGTAGACAGCCCGGTACGCATCCCGACCAGCACGGCCCGCTTCCGCTTGTCGTCGGTGGCCGCGTTGAAATCGGAGAATGCGAAGATGGCCGGTTTATCACCGGAATACAGCCGCTTCGGCGCGCCCGTTGATGCTGCGCCAGCCCTCGCTTTATCACGGACAATCAGCGCAGCGGACCGGAATCCGTCTTGCACTTCAGCGCGAGCATTTTCCCACGCAGCCCCGACGCGCTTGCCGCCGGGGTCAACGACTTCAGCGATGGCGCGGAAAGCGGCTTTCGCCTCTCGCAGCCGCGCCGCGTCGAATTTTGCTCCCCAGTTTTTCGCCATCGTCTAAGCCGGAACCATTCGCCTCGCCCGCAATCGTGAATAGATCGCAGGTTTGGCCGGGCGTCATCTCCCAAAATTCTTCGCTGGTCAGTCCGATGTGGACGCGAGCGCTGGCCCAGAGTCGGCGCCAGAATTCGCGTCTGTCGTAGGGCGGTCCGTGGGCTCGGCTTCAAGCTTCATAATTCGCCGGATCGCTGGCGCCAGTTCAGCCACCAGCTTTTTCAGGACATCGGCGTAGAAGTCCGATTTCTCACCGGTTACCGCGTCCAGGCACTCCATGAGCGACACTTCCGACGCAGGGAACTTCTGGCGAAGGATCGCATACAGAAGCACGCCGTTTTGGTAGTAGGCGGGCTTCGTGAACAGCGAGCCCGGCCCTCCCTCCAGGATGTTGATATCCAGCTCGCCGGCGGCCATGGCTAGACAGCCGTTCGTGAGCTGCAGAGGGTAACTCTTCCCCCGCCACGGCACAAGCGTGGCGGGGGTTACAGGGTCGATCATTGCGCCTCCTTAGGCGGTGGTGGTAATCGCGGTGGTCAGCTTGATGACGACATCGAACATAACCGCGCCGTCGAGGTCGTATTTCTTCGTCATGTTCTTGATGTAGCCACTGAAGGTCAGCGTGCAATCGCCCGCGTCGTCGTCGATGATGCTCATGGCGACCGGGGTTTGGCTGGAGGCGTCGTAGGCGGCCAGCATGGCCACCTGGCCCGCATCGGCCGGGTCATAGAACATGGGGAAGTTCAGTTCCTTGGCGGTGCGGCGGCCAGGGATGAATACTTCCGTTTCGTCATCAATGGAGGTGACGTTGATATCGTTTTTGTCGCCACCGCTGAAGGACATCGAACCGACGCCGGGAATCGTGGTGAGGGTCGCGGTGACGGTGTACTTGAAGACGGTTCCGGCAACTGCCGAGAATGTAGCCATGTGGGCTCCTTTCGCCTCACGGCGATAGCTGGATTGTGGTTGGGGGCCTTATATCCCCCTCGCCGGGTGTCTCACGACATGCCGGAAAACTAAGTGATGATACTCAACGTCTGCGCCACAGCAAACAGCCCGCGCGCCGCGGCCTCTTCGCTTACGAGGTCGCTTTCGTCCGTGACCGTGCAGCGCTTGAACGCCACGGTGCTAAATGTGCCTGTCACGTTGTCTAGGTCGGATTTCGTGGCCTCCGCACCCGCCCATGCGGCTGATTGGGATGCGGCGTAGTGTATGATTTCCACGCCATATTCGCGTGGTGCTCCAGCGCCGTTGATGTGCTGCGCAATGCGACGGCAGGAGGTTTGGCGGAATGCCATAAACGGCGCGGTGATGCCCAGCGTTTCGTAGCACCAGAACACTTTGGACGCGCCGTAGTGGGCGATTGTGGCGGTTGCGTCGGTGCGGAGGTGAATGCCTAGGGCTTCGGGGAGTGTCATGATCCGTAACTAACCGCGTCACGTGCGTAAATATGCAGCGCTTCGTGGCGCTCGCCTGGGTCGCTGAGGCCCGTGATGTCGTAGTACCGGCCCGCGTATTTCAGCCGGTGGCGCGTGGTGAGTGTGTCCATGTACAGCGCCTCAAAAACTACGGCGTCTTCCTGTTGAAGCGCGCCCGCTACCACCACTTCACGCTGTGTCAAGTTGCGCTTGTGCGCCCAAAACTCAAGCGCCGGGGTATCGCTCCATGACGGCTGCGGGTCGCCCGCGTCGCCCGTGGTTTCGGTGGACGCAAAGGCTTGAACCCATGCGTTACGCTGACCGGTGCGGGTCATCGGATAATCCAGTTGGCTAGCAACGCCATAACCCCGAGTTCGACTTGCTTGGATGTCACAACGGCCGAATCACCGACGCCTACGGCGCTGCGGTTTTCGTAGAAGTGGGTCGCAACCAGTAGAATAGCCGCCTGAATCTCGTAAGGCGCATACGCTGCCGTGGTCCACCCGCAAACGAATTGAATCTCTATCGGGTCGAGGACGCGCAGGGTTGTGGATGGCCAAGATTGGTTGTAGGACAAAGCAAGGACGCCCGGATCGCGGGCGGTGGATACTTCCCAGTAGTCCGCCGAAAACGTCGTCTGCGTGCCCGACGTATCGGTGTATTTGACGTGAGTTACTGACTGGAGTTGGCCGAACGGCATGGCAAGCCGGTCAGTGTAGGGGAAGCAGTCGAGAAACCATTTCCACGTCTGCGTCACTAGCTTGCGCCCGGTAATCGTCTCAACGTATGCCTGCGCCGCCCGCACGTAGGGTTGGTACTGCTCGGCTGGTTGGCCGGCAGCGCGCGCGTGCGCCTCCATCTGCGCATCGGTGATGGCAAATTCGGTTGGCGCGGTGACGAGTTGGTAGGCGTGGGAGGTCATGGGTAAAAAAGAGGGGCGGTGGAGCCGCCCCGGTCAGGAGAGAGAGGGTTAGTCGATGGCCGTGTTGGTCGCGGAGCCGCCAAACTTGGGACCGAGGAGAGCGATGGCGATGCCGCCCAGAACGGGCGAATCAACCACCTCGACAGCCTTCAGGCGGGCGTACTTATAGCCCGCGCTGGCGAGTTCCTGCGCATCCACCTGGACGGCGTAGATCTGCGAGGAGCCCGCCGTGGTGGCGAACCCGGCAGACGTGGCGGCCGTGACGGCGCCCTGCACGTCGGTGCTGGTGATGGACTTGTAGTAGAACGGAACCGCCGTGGTGTTGCTCGGGGTCACGTCGTCGCAGGCTTCCACCGTGATCGTGCTGGTTCCCGTGGCCCCGACTCCCTTGTAAACGAGGAACAGGACGCCTTGGTGGTTGGATACATCGACAACATCGGATGCGACGGTGCCCGCGAAGGCATCGGCCACCGGGTCGAGGCCCTTGATGAAATGCTGATTTTGGAGTTCTTCGTAACGCATTGGTTTCCCTTTCGTTTCATGCGCGGGCGACTACGCGCCGCCCGCCCGGTGGAATTGGTTAGCTGCGGGTTTCGACCGTGACAAACGGCGACTGCGTGGCGCTGCCCTTGAACGGCGTCAGCGGCTTGCGTACCATCGCGTGCCCGTTGAAATCCGTGGACCACTTGAACGTCATTTCGTCGTAGATGAAACGGACGTGCATGGACTGAGCCGAGCGCAGCCCGCCCTGCGAAATCGTCACGTACTTGGACATATTCGCCAGAACCACGTCGCCCGCGGTGCCGAGGGTTTCGGCCTGCTCCACGATCACGACCGGGTAACCAAACAGCGTGCCGAAGTACGGCGAGCCGGAAGCGTTGCCGTTGGGCAGGAACACTGGCGTCTGGCCGACAGTCATCAGCGGAAGTTGGCCGATGGTGTCGCGGTTGATGAACCAGCGGATCGTGTCGCCGGGGTTCGCGAGCAAACGGGACAGCATCGACGTGGCGTTTTCAATGACAAAGGTGGCGGCGGTCTGCGCCGATTTCTTGGTCACCGAAACCAGCAACGAGGCACCCTCGTAGCTCTGCGTGGCAAAGCCGAGGCACTGGCCGACGCCGGTACCGCGCCAGATTTCGTTATCCTTCACAAACGCCATTTCGGACGCAAACGCGCGCTCCAGGATCGTGCTGGTGGCCGGGGCGTTCCGCAACTGCCGGTCCGTCACGTAGGCCAATCCCTTGAGGGTTTCCAGCTTCAGGTCGTGACGGGCGAACTTCGGCTTGGTGGACGTGGGCGCGTCGGCCTCACTTGCCCGGTACACACGCACGCCGCCCCAGCGGGAGCCGGTGGCGCGAGAGGTTTCGTCGATGTACGGCAGCTCGATACCGTCCGAGCCTTCGCCAATCGGCACATCGAACGCCAGCGGCGCGATCTGCCCGATTTCGGCGGCCTTCTGCATCAGGACCGTCGAGAAGTCGGTGCCGACCAAATACCCGCCTTCGCTCGGGACCGTCGAATTGACGCCAGACGCGGCCAAGTTCGTCTCAAACAAGCGCTTGTCGATCTGCCCGCCGTAGCCGTGGAACGAGCCAGCGGGCGACTGGGCGTAGGCGATGGCCGCAAGCTGCTCGCCAAAGTTGGCAAACGGCCGCTTCGCTTCGTTGTCGCTGGTCACCCGGCCCGGTTCGCGCGTCGCGTTTGCCTTCGCCTTGGCTTCCAGAGCCTCGATGGCGGCCAGTTCCTGCTTGGCGGTGTTCAGTTCGGCTTCCTTGGCGTCCACCGCGGCGAGGTGCGCGACGATATCGGCGGCGGCGTCGGACGCCTTCAGCAGCGCTTCATATTCGGCCGTGGTTGCGGCCAGCTTCTCAATGAGTAGCTTCTTTTTCATGGTTGCCCCTTTGCGCTTGTGGCGCGGGTTGGTTGTTGGTTAGCGGCCAAGGACGCGGAAACGGCGTTGCTTGATCTGCAGCACCAGGCGTGCCTTTTGTTCGCTCTGATCTGCTTCGCTGGCCGCGCCAGTAGGTGCAGAGAGGTCGGTGAAAAGTTCTGCCGGTACTTCCATTTGGCAGTCACTCAGAAATTGGGCGGATGGGTCAGCCCCGCGCGAGACGAGCGAGACGTGGAACGGCTGCCACTTGGTAGCGCGAAGGTGCGGAACGCCAGTTTCGACCGGTTCGGCCTTTACGAGTTCGCCGGTGATTCGCGCGCCCATGGAGACGTTGGCGAGCACGCCACTTTTGATGTCGCCAATTAGCCCGGCCATCTCCTGCCGGTCTGAGAAGCGGACGAAGGCCCGACCGGTTCCTTTGATTTCGGCGCGCTCGATCACGCCGAGCGTGTGGTCGATATCTTCGACGTGATCCACAACGAACGGAGCCCGGCCGCTGTTCAAGAGCGAAAGGTCCACCGCGTCCGGTTCCATGGAAAACGAAAGGTGGAACATCTTCCGGCCGTCGGTGCGTAGCACGGGCGTGCCCGCGTAGAACATGATCTCGCGCGGTGCTTTCGCGTCGGCACTTTCGGCGAGGACTTGCCCGCCTAGAATGAATGTCGTTTTCACTGCGCCACCGCCTTCTGTTGTGTCTCCCCGGCCATCGCCACCGGGATCATCGCGCCCTGCACCATGTACACTTCGCCGCCCGGGTAATCGTTCAAGTTTTCAAACTGCCGGATTTCGTTCGCGTTTAGCGCGCCGATGTTGCGGAGCGAGGAGTAGAACGCCGCGCGCGCCGCGCTATCGCCGCGCATCAGCGCGTCAAGATTGAACTCCACGAAATACCGGCTACCTTCGCGTGGCCCCAGGAGCTGCATATTGCAACGGCTTTCGATGCGCTTGCACTCCGGTCCGATGGTGTCGGTCTTCCACTCAATGCCCTGGTGCTCGATGTTGTTGTTGGTCGAGCGGGTCAATTCGCCGATCTTGTGCGGGGGGACACGGTAGCCGCGGGCGATAGCCTCGACTGATAACTTCCGGCCCTCGATGAATTGCATGTCCGTGTGGTTAATGGGAACGGTTTTAATCTCCATTCCCTCTTCCAAAATGCCTAGCTTGCCCGCGTTGCGGACGCCGCCGAACTTGTCCATCATGTAGTCGAGGATTGTGTCTTTGGCCTTTGGCGAAAGCGTGTTGGGATGTGCGATATAGGCGCGCGGGGCGGCGTTGTTGCGGAAATACTGCTCCGCATAGCCCTCCTGGAAGCCGGCAATGGCAATATCTTGCGCCATGTAGGCAATTGGTGACATGCCTTTAAGCCGCTTCACGCCATCGTAGCCACGGCCGGGGATATGCAGGATTTCATCGCGGAGATACGGCGTGACGGTCGGCCCGTCCTTGTAGAGATAGACGAGGATGCCGGTTTGCTTATCGCGCTGCACGTCCATCTTCGACGGGTCAAGCGGGTACAGCCCGGAAACGTCGTTGCGGCCGTCGGTCTGAATACGGGCGTAGAAATTGCCGTCAATGCAGAGGTCTTGCTCGCACGTCTGCCAAAACTCAAACGCGCTCATGTCCTCATTGGGCGAGTCGTGGAGGATATGGTATAGAGGGTGGTTGCGGTCGGCTTCGCGCCCGTCTTTCGTGCGCTTGAACACCTGGCAGGGCAAGGAAGCGATGGTTTCAGACCGCAGGGAGACGCAAGCGGACACCGCAGAGATACGGAGCGCCGTGTCGCCGCTCGCGTACTGCGCAAGAAATGAGCCATAAGGGGCGTTTACAGGCTGATACCAAAAGTCGTTATCTGGAGGAGGTGTAGCGCCCAGCTTCACTAGTAGTTTCCCGAATGTGTTCAAACTGGCGCTCCTCTCGTTTCCCAGATGGATTTTTTGTCTGTGGTGATAATCGCAATCCCAGTAGCCATCGCAATGGCAATCACCGGGTCGATTCGCTTCGAATTCTTCATGCGCTCGGGCTTCACCGGCTTGATGAGGTCGCCCGGCGCCTGCGTGATCTGCGTGCAGTCAACGGACCAGCGGACCAGCGGCGAGCCTTCATGTACGGCGGCCCGGTCGTAGACCAGCTTTTCAAACCGCCGGCACGCTGGACTCATTGACTGGTAGCCCTGCCCGAAGTCGATCACGTCTAGGCCGGCGTCTTGTAATTCTCGGGCGGTGTCGCGCGCCCCGTAGCGATCAAACGCTATGGCCTTGATGTCGTACTCGTCGGCCAGTTCTTTGATGTGGGCGGTGACATAGCGCCAGTCGGTTGTAGTTCCCGGAGTAAGCCGGATGTGGCCGTCAGCCGCCCACTGTGCGTAGGGGACGCCGTCGCGTTTGCTCCGGTCCTCGATACGCTCGCCTGGCAGGTATGCCCAGACTTTGTAGTAAACTTTTTCGCCCACCGGCCAGCACAGCGCGAAGGCCGTGAGATCGTGGACCGCGGCGAGGTCGAGCCCGCCGTAGCAGGGATATCGGCGAAGTTCCGCCCAGTCAATCGGCGTGGGTAATGCGCAGGCGTCCCATTCGTGAATCGGAATCCATTGCGTTTCTGCGGAGGTCCATTGGTTCAGGTACAGGCGCCGGAACTGGTTTTGCAGGTCCGGCCGGGCCATGGCCTCGTCAAACTTGCGCTCATACTCTTCAATCTTCTGGTGCCCGGTTTCCAGCAGCGGCAGCGCCAGCGGCCAGAGTTTTTTATCGGTCCAATCGGCGTCCTTCGGGACTTCGTAGATCAGCGGCAGGTAGGAGGGGTCCGTGACATCGCCCGATAGAACCCGGCGCGCGTATTCGTATTCGCGGTAGCAGATTGTTTCTTGGCTGCTTCCGGCCGTCGTGATGATGATTTCCAGCGGCTCCCGGCGCGACATACTGCCGGTTGTGAGAGCGGCCAGTAGTTCCTGCTCGGCTGATCCCCAGGCGTGCAGCTCGTCAAAAACAACGAGCGAGGGGTTGTAGCCGTGCTTCCCTTTGCCGTCAGCGGACAACGCCCGGATAATCGAACCGGTTTCACGGTGAACAATCTTTTTCTGTGATAGCGTCGGCTCGACCAGATCCAGGAGCGCTGGATTCGTGCGGATCATCGACCAGATGGCCTCGAAGCAGATCGACGCTTGCGGCGCGTCGGTTGCCGCCATGTAGAGTTCCTGCTCGGGCTCCGGGTCCAGGAAAAACACGATCAGGGCGATAATGGCGGCGGTCTGCGTTTTGGCCTGCTTGCGGCCGAATGAGGCGAATACCTTGCGGATAAGCCGTGATGCATCCGGCCGCTTCCAGCCGAAAATGTTGGCTACCAGCTTTTTGCTGTGCGGTAGGAGTACCAGCTGCTCCGGTCGCCGGCTTTTTGTGGACTTCGTGAGCGTGAGCGTTTCGGCGAAGGCGCAAGCGGCGTCAACAGCCTCAGCGTCAAACCATGTTCCCTCGTTGTTTTGCACGTGCAATAATCGCCAGCGTCGGGTTTACTGCCGTCGGCTTGCGAGTGTCCTTAATTCCGGCCCGTTGCCGGTTGCGCGGCCCGATGTTGAGCTGGCTGCGGAGTTCGTCTATCTGCCGGCCCCAGGCCAGCTTCGTGCGGCCGTCGGTTTCGTTCCGCCGTTCAATCATGGCGTCGGCCAGTTCGGCGTATTGGTCTGCGTCTACCTGCCGGATAGCCACGCCCGCGGCGCGGTTTTCGGCGACGAGCTTTTGGAAGAGCTTTAGCCGGTCTGATTTACACCAGACGGGCGGGGTGATGTCTTCCTGGATCGGCTCGGGGATGACGCCGCCGTTGGCGACGGTGCCGCGCCTACTGTCCGGTCGTGGTTGGAATCCTCTAGCGCCCATATTGATAACTCAAAATCAGAAAGTTGGGAAAAACTCGCACGTGATACAACGTGCGGTGTTGACGGCAAGTGTCCAGAGATTGAACACACCCCGCCTATCTCATTGATAACAAAGGTACTTCCGCTTATCCTGCTCCGTCTTCAACCCATGGCACGGTCGGCACATTGATACTAGGTTCTCATTATCATGCGTACCACCTGCTGCCAGTGGTATGTAGTGGTCTACTAGCTCGGCTAATACCACGCGGCCCGCTTTTAGGCACCACTCGCACAGCGGATCACGTCCGCGCTTCGCCGCCCTGATCTTCTGCCATCTTCCGTCATACCCACGCGCTGTAGCGTGTGGCCTATGGTCTACCCGCGGTTGCCGTTGGTGGCAGGCGCCGGCGTGGGCTTCTCTGCATCGTGCGCACCATCGGGGCGGGGAGGTGGGCATAGGTCCGACTTGTCGTAGCACGCTACGCCCTCCACGTCGGTGACTGTAGCGTTGCGCTTCGCCTCAGCTTCCGTGCATGGCACATAATTCATGCGGGCAATCGTGGCTCGCAGGTTATCCGCAAGTACCTGCGCAGGTGTAATCACAGCCCAGCCATCAGCGAGGAGCGGTGGGTATAGGTATTCGGCAACACCTTTACTACCGTGGCTTGCGCCGTTATCCGCGTGGCGATCTCGTTTGGTTCAGCCAGCAAAAACACCCGCGTGATCGCCTTGTCTTTTTTGCGCTGAATCAGCCGCGCCACGCGGCCGGCGGTTTTGAGGATGCGCAAGGTTGCAAGGCTGATTGCACGCCGCTTGCCAGATGCGTTCTCGCAAATCACAGTCGGTCCGGCCAGTTTCAAGGTGTCCAAGCGCATCTCCTCGATTGGGAGCCCGTGAGGGCTGGCGGTGATTGTCCCCACCGGGGGAGCCTTACGGCTTATTCCCATTAAGCTATTTTTTTTTCACAGTGTCAAGCCTCACGTGTAATATTTTCTTGGCCGTCGCAACCCGTAGCGCTTCCCACAGCGCAGCCATCGTCGCGGATTGTTCCGCTAAGATGCGTTGCATCAGGTTGCTGTGTCGTCGTAACTCCTTTATTTCCCTACTCATTGTCGTCAACCGAGCGTACAGCAACTCTTCGTCCTCTTCGCTCATAGCGTGCCCCCAGCGCAACGGCATTTCCCGCTGAAGTGGTACGGCTGTTTGAGCTGGTTGCCCTGCTCGTCCACCATGCCCTGCACGCGCACCCACTTCGTGATGCGGATTTCCCCGCCGACGCATCGTGCCGGGTGGTGTATCTTTTCGAGCCCACGCGAGTTGGGATCGTAGTCCCAATACGTCATGCCTTCGATCACCCGCCCGCACCCTCCCGTACTTGCCCGAGGCGCTTCGTTGACCGGCTGCCCATGCTTCGCCTCGTTCAAGGCGTCCGCAATGTCTTGCGGCCCCGTTGGAAGCGATTTACGGGCCAATAGCAGATCAACCGCCGCCCGAGCGTGCGCCGCATCGTCGGAATGACTGGCGAGCACGTCAATGAGCGAGGTGAACGTCTCCGGCGCCATGAAGCCGAACCCCTGGAGATTTGACATGCGGTTGAGCTGGGCAGTCGCCGTGCCGCGATTACAGGGCATCGTCCACCTCCAGCCCGGCCTTCAAGTCCACCGGCCCAAACCGCCGCGGCGCCCTTGGGGCTGGTGGCGCTTGCGAGTACGTGCCGTCCCGCGTCCACCATTGCGCCTGCTTCGTCCGCAGATCCGGGTTGGCGTCATATGCCGCCCGCCACTTGCGGACGCTGGCGGTGAAGCTCAGGCAAAACCCGGCCGGGTTGCCCTCGAAGCTGGCCGACTTCTGAAACTCCGAGCGCATGGCTGAAGCCGTAAGCCCGACATCGCCGCCGGCCGGCAAGTGCTCACATGCGAATTTCGCCGCCGTCCGGAAAAGCTCGTCGGGTTCCGGTCCGTTGTCGTCGATGCGGAGTTGCTGCGGCGGGGGCGGGGCGGGCGTCAGCGCGCCATTCCCCCTTCCCCCTTCCACATTCAACATTCTACATTCCACATTCATACCGGGAACCCCCCCTATCATAGAGGCAAATCCTGGGGAACTTTGGGGAAATCGTCTATGATCGGCCAATGATACAGGCAAATCCTGGGGAATCCTGGGGAAATCGTCTATCATTGACGTATCATTGACCGATGATAGGCCCAAATCCTGGGGAATCCTGGGGAATCCTGGGGAACTTTGGGGAATCGGCCTATCATTGACGTATGATAGAGGCAATTCCTGGGGAATCCTGGGATTTTGCTCTATCATCGGCCTATCATTGATTTGGCCTGATGGCGGCGGATACTCGCTTTTCGGGTCCTTATAGTGCGGCCGCTGGTGCTTCAGGAAGTTCACGCACTGAATCACCTCGACCAAACCGACAGGATAAAGGACGATCAGCCCGGCGTCGTGGAGGTCGTGAACCCACTGCGCGACGTCTTCCACTGTCGCCGGATCGAAGCCAAAGGCGTACTTTTTGAGCCGCGTCGGGCGGTACTCCAGGCGGCCTTCTTTGTCTGCCAGCGTCCACATGGCAATCCATAGGAGGCGCTGCGGGTAGCCGACTTTTGCCGGGTCGTCGCTCTCGAAGAATCCCGGCTTGATGTTACGGGCGCGTGCCATAGCCGCACCCCTGTTCTCGCTTCATCTGCTCCCTCTTTCTCGGCCGCGTCGGCATAGCGGCCCGTCTACTTCGCCCGCATCAGCCGTTTCAGCACGGCCGCCTGATTCCTGCCCGCCCGCCCATCGCTAGGCGTCTTCGCTATCACGTAGCGCCGTCCGTTCGGCAGCCGCCACACCTGGTGATTCTTTTGGCGCACCAGCACGGCGCCGGCGCGCTTGAGTTGTTCGAGGATGGACATGGGACAGCCCGCCATATCCAAATCGCGGCGCCGCTCGTAATTGAGCCCGGTGGCATCTCATCGGCGTACCGCTTGCATGTGGTCACGTACTCCACCACCCGCGCATCGTCCGCCCAGGCCCCGCCCGTGGTCAGTGCGTCCTCCGTCGAGCGGATGAGCTTTGATAGATCCGGCTTGCGGTCATGCAGCGCCGTGCTCTTGCGAGACTTCGGCCGCGGGAAGATAAACACCATCTGGCATCGCACAGGCCCATCTATCGGTGGACGCCCCGCCATCGCCTCCCGCGCGGCCCATGCGACGGAATCCCGCCACGGCGCGACCTTTTTGCTGGATTCGATCATGCGCCCGCCGCCTACGTGGCGTTTTGAGCCTTGAGGACCTGGCACGCCAAGGACGACGAGTTCGACGTCGGGCGACCTCATCCCTCCACCGCCGCCAAAACCGCCAGCATCACGGCCTCGCCCCACACCGGCGCGTTGCCCTCGGCCGCGGCCTTTGTGATCGGGTGCCGCAGCCTGAGCGTGAACGTGTGGCTCGCAGCCGTCCACAAACTGTGCTCGATGCGCCACCCGTCCATTTGTATCGCCGCCAGCACCTCGCCCGCGTCAGTATGTGGCCAGTCTGGAACCATTCCGCCATCGACGCGGACCAGTCGCCCACGGAACTCGAATACCTGCCACTCCATGACGCGCTCGGCGATGGTGCGGGATTCAGCTAGGGTCCATGGGCGGGTCATTTTGCGGCCTCCTGCGATAACAGGCACTCTTCCATAAGCCAATCGCACAGGCCATCCCAGGCGCCGGGGTGCCTGTCTTTTCGCCAGCGTTTCGCGGCTTCGCGCTGCTGCTTGATCGTGTACCGCGCCGCCGCTTCTCGCTGTTCGCGCTGGGCGGTGGCGATAGGGTTGTCAGTCGATGGCATCGAATAGCCCTCCTTGAGCGCCGGCATATGCCTCCGCGCTTTCCAGGTGTTTAATCGCCGTTGAAAAGTAACCCGGCTTCAGCTCAATCCCGATGAACTTGCGGCCTTCGTCCAGCGCAACAAACCCCTCCGAGCCAACACCGGCGAACGGCGATAGCACGACGTCGCCCGGCGAGGACCACAGTTCCAGGCACCGGCGAATCAACCCGAGCTGCAGCGGGCAGATGTGCTTCTCGTCCTTTTCGTCGCGGGCGATGCGAAAGTTCAGCACGTCCGTCTGGTCGATGTCCCACCACACCGGCTCCGCGTACCGCCGCCAAATCTCCACGCTTGTCCGCCCGTCGCGGCCTTTGCGGGCGTATTTCGAAGGGTGCTGGTCGGTTTCGCGCGGATCTTGCGCCGCGTCGCCGATATACCGCTCGAACCCAGTCGGCCGCTCAATCGGCTTCGTGCTGAGATTGTCACCTGGGGGCGTCTTGCGAAAGGCCAGCACGTAGTCAGCCATTCCCTGCCGGATCTGCGAAGAATCACGCATGACGGTTTTATGGAGGAGCCCGTTGTTATTGGTCCGTTCCCGCTCCGTCACCGGGCACTTCCACACCGTCACCCGGCTATGGAACGCCCACCCGGCGCGCTCCATGGCGGCGATACACTGGCCTGGGAAGTCGCGTAGGCCGCTGGCGCCGTCACTATTCCGATACGTCGGCAGGTCCTTAACGTGCATCACGCACAACCGCCCAGTCGTCGTCACGCGAAGTAGTTCAGGCGCAAGGAATCCGAAGTGCGCAAAGAACTCCTCATCGCTCGCGCAGTTGCCCATATCGGCCTCGGAGTCAGAGTACATGTACAGGCTGGAAAACGGCGGCGAAAACACCGTCAGGTCTACCGACTCATCGGGAATGCCCTTGATGACTTCGCAGCAGTCGCCGTTGTAGAGCGCCCAGTTGCGGCCGTGCCGCTCGTCTAAAATCACGTTCATTAGATCCACCTCGGAAGATTCATTTGCTTTGTGCCGACGGCCGATGCAAGCTGGCGCCGCCCGGTACCGTTTTGAATTGCCGCCATCGCGTGAACCATGGCCGCTTTCATTTCTTCGTGCTTCTTTTGCTTTTCGCGGATCGTTTTGAGGACGGGGCCTTCCGTCTCCGCGATGACCATGTAGGCGTCAACCGGCCGAGTTTGACCGAACCGCCAGGACCGGCGCACGGCCTGATAGAACTGTTCGTAGGAGTAGGACAGCCCGCAAAAGATGTGACGGTTGCAGTGCTGCCAGTTCATGCCGAAACCCGCGATTGATGGCTTCGTGACGATGCGCTGGAACGCGCCGTTTGTGAATCCCAGTAGCTTCTCCTCTTTCGCCTCCGTCCGCTCGTCGCCGCGCACTTCGATGGCTCCGTCGATCACGCGCATCAGTTCGTCGGCCTCGTAGTTGGTGTTGCACCAGATACACCACGGCTCTTTCGAGTCGCCGATGATCTCGGCAACGCGCGCTGCCCTCGCCGGCGCCGTCAGCCGCATCTCCCGATGCAGTCCCGTCGCCGATACGTCCGCCACCCGGAACAGTTGGCCGTTGGCGTTGATGGATTGATCGACGGAGACAATGTCCTCATGAATGCGCAACTCGGGCATATTCCAGCCGTCGTCAGAAAACCCAAGGTCTGACGGCTTTTCCATGCACACTGACCACGACGCCACCCACCGCCAGTAGTCCGCCTCTGCGTGTCCTTTTAGCCGGTAGCCGCCCGCCTTCATGGTGTCGTTCAGGAACCACCGCATGAGCATTTGACCGCCGCTCATGATGTCCAAAAACTCCGAGTGGTTGCCGAGTTCCATGTGGTCATTAGGTGACGGCGTAGCCGAGCAACACAGCTTATAGGGCGTGTTGGCAAACGAATCTTGCAAAAGTCGCCGCGTGGCACCGGTGAAGTTTTTCAGGATGCTCGACTCGTCCAATACGATGGCGTCAAAGTGGCCCGCGTCGAAATGCTTGAGCATGTCGTAGTTGGCGACGTTCACACCGCGCCGCACGTCCTTTTGACTTCGGCATTGCGTGATCTCGATGCCAAACTTTGCGCCCTCCGCTACGGTTTGCGCCGTCACCGCCAGCGGTGCCAGTATCAGCGCGTCACCGCCCGAGTGTTGGCAGACCTGGCGCGCCCATTCCGCTTGCATGGCCGTCTTGCCGCTTCCACACTCGGTGAACAGTGCGAACTTGCCAGCGTTCAGCGCCCGCGTGATGCTTTGCCGCTGGAAGCCAAATAGCTTGCCATTGAGGTCGAAGTCGCCGGAAATGCCGGATGGTTGCGGCTGAACGTGCTTGCCGTCTAAAAACGCGCGGTAGCCGCTCATCCCCGCACCCCCACCCGCCGTGCACACACCGAGTCAATCCACGCCGACCGCGCTGGGTCATCGTTGCCCCGATCCTGTGCCAGCGCCTCCGCCCTGGTCATCGGCGGCCGGTACTCGCCCGTATTCATCGGCACCTGAACGGCGTGCGTTGCCATCGGGCGGCTGTTTTGCAATATCGTGCGCATGGTTGCGGCACCCTTGCGCCCTGCGTCCGTCCGCGCCTTCGTTGCGCACTTCTCGCACATCTTAGCGTAGCGGCGCTTTTGCTCGATCTGGCCGCCACAGCCGCACCAGCGGATCTCCTTACGTTCCGCGCGCGTTGTCTTGCGGCATAGAGCACAGCGGGCGTAGCGCATATCGCTCTGTAGCAGCACGGACCCGCACGCGCAGCGTTTGTCTGCCCGGCACGCTTTGCACGTTCCGCGCCGGCGCTCGGTCCATGTGAGCATCAGGCGCTGGCACTGCGTACATGGCACCGCGGCGTTTGCGCGTAGTTCCTCTCTTTTAACCGCTCGCCGAGTGTTTCCGCACGGCTTGCATATGCTGTTGCGCGGCTGGAATTTATCAGCCAGCGTCGGTATAGGCGTACCACACCGCTTACACGGATCTCCCGGCATCCATGGTTTGTATCTCATTTGCTCCCTTTCGTTTTTAGGCCGTCGGCATTGGCCTGGTTGTTACAATTTCAGCCCCGCTCGTTCAGCAAGGACGCTAAATGCATACGCACCTTGCAGAACCACAACTCCGTTTCCACCGGCGCGTAGTCGGTCCACCCTGGAG